CCCATGCCTCTACCTTTTGCTTTTTCTGCTTTTAAGATTTTGAAATCTTGTGCATCAATTCTATTGTTGTTATTTTTATCTAACTTCTTTTGGTTACCTTTAAGTGCCATAGGTTCTCCTAATAATATTTATAATCTTTTTCTAATTTCATTGGCGGATCATCCCAATCGTCAGAATATGTAGAAACAAATCCACCTTGCCTATATCTTAACACAGCTTGGGTCATACTGTCTACATAGTCATCATACTGACCATTAGGAAATGCTGCACATTCTTCAATAACTTCCTGTGCCCAGTGTTCGTCAATAGGTGCATACACCATACCAGACTCAAACACAGGTGCACAGCTATTTATTCTAGTATATTTATCTCTTCCTCGAGCTGGAACGAAATCTACTACAGGAATTCCTGCTCGTCTAAGCTCATGTATCAGGGGTTGTCCTGAAGCCTTAGCTTCAACTATGACTGTTTCAGGTTCCCAGTAATGATATTGTTCTAATGCTAGATTTTTCAAATCAGGGAAATCATATCTTCCTTTTTGTGCATCAAGAAGTATTATGCATTTTTCATATCCTTGTACAGGTTCAAAGATTCCCCAAGTAGTAATAGCAGAATAGTCTGCTGTTTCTTTTTTAGAAAATGCAGTATCATAGGATTGTATCACGTGGAGCAGTT